GGGCTCGCTCTACAAACAAGGCGCTTACGGTGATGTCAAGTTGCTGGCGGGCGGTGCTTGGAATTATGCGTCGCATTGCGGGTCGCGCGGCCGGACTGCGTATAGCTTTCGCTGGCGTGCGTATTCGTCTGTCGGGTCCCGGGCGGCCGCGGAGCCTGCGTAGATTGGAGTGATTCTGATGAGAGGATATCCCAAAGGTCGACTGAGCAAGCAGGATTTTGAGAATCTGCTTGCCATGCCTGAATATGCAGAACAGGCAAAAGCAGATCTGTCAAAGCTTGTTTCTATCGACGATTCTATCGTCACCGTCGATAGAGGTACTATAGAAAAGCCTGATATCAAGCAGATTCCGAATCCCAAGCCTTTGCATGTTCAGCTTGGGTTCAGTGACAAAGCGTCTGTTCTCTCCATTCTTTCTAAATCGTCATTGTCTCGTGGGGATGCTTCATCATGCATTACAGCTATGAAGTAGAGGTTACTCCCTATGATACTGCTGAAAATCTTCCAATGTGAATCGTAAATATTAGATTCGCCTAGAAGAACAATATTATCATCTATTTACGATTCACATTGGAAGAAATTGATGGAAAAAGAGCCAAACCTTAAAACAAAATTAAAAATTGAGGAGGTAAAAGATGAGAAGGGACATACTAATAAGGGGAAATTTGGTAACTGAATGGTCGAATGAATATCATACTGGATTGGCTCCTGAAGTTTCTCTAATTTCCCAATAGGACTGGGAGGATATGGTTGGGGCTCCGGCGAAAGATAAAAGGTTTAGTGAGCTTGAACAAGAATTTCTAGAGAAAATTGGATGGAAGTTCGACTTAGATGACTACTCTTCTGGATGCGTACGCTGACCTCATGGAAAGCGTTACGTGGAAGCAACGTGGTCAGGTGAACGAATACAACGAGCCTGAGTATAGCGAATCAACTATTAGCGTCGTCTGGTTCGATGACGTTCGGATGATCAAAAACGATAGCGGCGAAGTGCTACAACAATATGCTTTCATCCTCACGACGTCCGAAGTGCAACAGGGCGACGTGATCGTGCGCGGCGAATATAGCTTCCCAGTAATCGGAATGCAGAAGACACCGCATTGGGACGGTGAGCAATTCAGGATAATCAATCTCGGAGACAGGATGATCTGATGGTACGCATAGGCTTCTGGCAGGCCGAAGCTGTGGCGAAGCACATCGAACAAGCCGCGCTAGAGATAGCAAGGGCTACTGCTGAAAAAATCAAGGGCGAGGCCGTCAATCGTGCTCCGCTCGACACTGGAGCGCTTAGGAACTCTGCCACGGTCACAAAAATTGAAAATGGGGCAGAGATATCCTTCAACACACCATACGCGCTGATCATGCACGAGAAAGAGTACACCCCAAGCCACACGGGTACCGGCCCGAACTACCTCCGAGGGCCTCTTCTAGAGGAAGAGGACAAATTTTTGGAGGATGTGAGGAAAATAATGCGATGATCGACATAGATTTTTGGGATGAGCTTTTGCAGCGCCTGACATTCTCCGAGCTGGAATGGCTGGAGATCCGCATCAGAAGGCGAAAAGAAAGCATGCATCCTGAGATTACTGCCAGAAAAAATTTTATCTGCAAAAAGGAGACGGAAACATGGTAACATTGCGATGCCACGGATGTGGACGAGAGGCGAAAGCAGAAAAACTGCCAAAAGAATTCATCTGCAAAGTTTGTGGAGCGGTGAACGTGGTTCCACAGAACGCAGAATCAGCAATAGATGCTGCAGGGTGCCTCCCACCAAAGAGTTTTGAATGGACGCTTCCTGCAGGGTTCAAGGAAGGGCCAGCCGGAAAAATATTTGTCACCGCACAAGGCAGTGAAATGACAAAACAAGAATACATCGAGGCTTTTGGCATTGACCCTGAAATTGCATTGATCTGGATGAAGAAGATGAGGAGCGAAGGAAAGAGCGGCTTTACGAAGATAGGGGGGAAAAAATGAGACTCCAGTATGCGATATTCGCTGTAGTGGCCTTAGCGGCACTTTCTACCGCCCTGCCCAGTGATCTGATCCAGAAAGCTCCAAGACCTGGATTATTGGCCCTTAGCGGGACAACTCCGGAGAGCGCAAAAGCGATCGATGCACTGAACGAACCACTGGGCATGTTCCAGGCATGGGACATACCTAACATCGGCCATTACGCGTCCTGGGCGGCCACGTATGATCAAGACTTGGAGGCCCCAGTTGGGGTGCCGGAAAAGCTACTGAACTTCACAAAAATGAAGATCGATCTGCCAGAAAATATTTCAGAAAGTTATGAGGTCGTGTACCTATGAAGAAAATCAAGTTTGTGAGAGACTACAAAGTCCTTCTGGCTTCCCAAAAAACTACGATATATCATGCGGGCGACATAATCAATTGTCGTGATGATGAGAAAGCCCAACAGATGATTGACCGAGGCTTTGCGGTGGAGGTGAACGAATGACACAAGTCTGGAAATCAAAAACGCTATGGGTGAACGTGATAGCGGCTCTGGCGCTGTTTGTTTCTGCGCAGTTCGGATACCAAATTACCGCGGAGGAAACAGGCGTGGCACTAGCAATCGTGAACATGCTGCTCCGAACGATCACGAATGAGCCTCTAGAATGGTGAGCCCGTGGACACCGAAATAATTTCATTTTTGACCAACCAGGGGCTTGCTATTGGTATTGCAGCTTTTCTGGTCTGGTGGGTCACGACGCAGATGGGGGCGCAGATCAAGGCTACGTGTGAAGGTCAGTCAAGGCTATGTGAGCAGCAGATCAAGCTTGCCACGGCTATGGATCGCATGATCGAGCGCCTGGAAAGCCATGATGCACAAGCCAAGGAGATCATGGAAAAAGTAGTTACGATCGAAAAGAAAATAGACTGAGGCTGGACATATGGGATTTCTGGAGGACATAGCATCAAAGCTGAACAGTGATGGCGTGGTAGTCTATCCAGGCACGGCGACTACCCGCACATGCTATATCTCGGAGATGCCCGACGCGCCAGACGCTGTGGTATGCTTGTACGCGAGGCCAGGCCGCTCAAGAGTACTGTATTCTGGCGGGGAACTACGTAGGCCGGATTTGCACGTCGAAGTACGGGCCGCAACATATGGGGCGGCGGTAGCGAAGATGGAGTCAGTATGCAATTCTCTGCATAGGTTCGAAGGGGTGATTGGAGCTAGACTGTACACGGCTATTCTAGCCGTCTCTGAGATGGTATCATTGGGGAGAGACGCGCGAAACAGAGCACTCATATCCCAGAATTTTGAAGTCCGATGGGCAGCTTGATATTTTTTGGCTGCCTAAATTAAAAAAGCATTTGTAAAGAAATATTTTTAAATAAAAGTACAGGAGATGATTTGAAATGGCATTGGCACCTGAGAGAGCAGAACTTGGAGTTACCGTTGGCGGCACGACCGCGCTTGGCCTAAGGGACGCAAGAGTAACAGTAAAGCGGACGATGAAAGACATCACATGCGATGACGACGAGGCCGTTCGCAGATTCGGGACGATCAAGGACGGGGATCTGTCGCTCACGTTCGTGTACGATCCAGCGGACAACGGCCAGCAGGCCATCCTCACGAGCTACGCGAACGGAACGCAAGTGCAGTATATCGTCACGAAGGGCTCTGTGACCTACACGGCCACCGCTGGCGTGGAGAGCATTGGCTTCACTGGCGGGCCTGCTGACGAGCAGTCGATGGAAGTCACGTTAGCTGTCTCTGGCGGAATTTCGGTTAGCTGAGGCTAGAAAATGACACTAGCACCGCAGCCAGGGGCGTATGTTCTCGTGATGCATGGCTCTGGCTCCGCAAACAACTATTCCAGCGAGGCAATGGAGGAGGTGAACCTCTATTCCGCCCGCTGGGGATTCAAGCCACGGTACACGGTATACCGTATCGCAGACGAAACAAAGCGGATGATGATGGATACCGAATCACCAGTAATACAAAAAAAGGTGCATGGATCTGGCGATTGGGTGACTGTTTCAGCATCTGCGTACAAGGTGTGGTATGGAGCTGGATATGTGGAATTTTCCAGTCCGCTGAATAGCGATGACACCGTCCAGTGTCTGTCTGGAAAATACCTAACCGCAGACACACTGATCGGATGCATCGAGCGCAGCCTGACTATGAGCCGAAAGCACGAAGACTGTACGTGCTTCGGGGATGAATCCGCAGAACGCGCTGGCACAGTCCAGGACTGGAACGCCTCGCTCACCGCGCTCAGGGCGAAAAAGTGCGCTGAGGCAACATCTTCGGGCGGATCGTCAAACTCTCATGTTCGTGTCGTGCATCACGTGGGCGGAACGGCTGGAAATTCGATCACAATCGACTTCCAGGACAACAATTCTACCTCTCTATCTGTCTCCGTAGTAGGGACAGATATTGTGGTGGACCTGGACACAGATCTCGGGATCCCGATTAGCACGGCGGCAAGCGTAGTTGAAGCCCTGAACAACAATGCGGCGGTGGCCGCGCTTGGAGTGCGCGCTGAGATTCCATCTGGGGAGGATGGATCTGGCATAGTTGCCGATTCTGGGCCGTACACGCTGGCGGGAGGCGCAGACGAGATAGACTTCGAAGAGCTGATGGACGAAACAGTGGTTCTGAGGTTCTACAACGTCGCAGATGACGGAGATGCATTCGTAGGGCTAGGGAGAATAGAATCAGTAGGCTCTACTGGAGGTCCAGCAGACCTGATGAAAGCGGATTTGTCGGTTGTTGGGGCAAGGCATCCGATATACCACGTGGTTGAATAGCCGAGAAGAACATGGGGCCCGCGATGACCCGCTACCCAGCGGTGAGCGGGCTCCCCTAAAACAAAAGGGGAGCAAGACATATGACAGAAATGAAGTCAACAACTTTTCCAATCGTGCTGGCAGGCGAAGAACACGCGCTGCGTTTCGATTTGGACGCGCAAATAGGGGTAGTCACAACATCGAAAATCATGAACCCTGGAGTCCAAGATATCAAGTGGTGGCGGTTTTTGGATGCACCATATGATGTGCCAGACATGGTGATCATGATCATGCATGGCGTGAACGGTGCAAGGCGGTTCAACGGTGAGAAAAAGTTTCTGAAGATAGATGATGCAAAAGAGCTTCTTGAGAAGCATTTCGACTATCTGTACGAAAGGGCTTCCGAGATAGAAGATGATGAGGCCGCGATGAAATTCGTTCAGGACGAGACGAAAAAGCTTTTTGAGGCCCTGCAGGATGCCGCCAGGGGCGGATCGGGTTTTCGGAAGCGCCGATCGACGGCGGAGAGCGCGTAGAGCTGACTATAGAATTAGCACTTCGAATAGGCTTCCGTGCTGGGATGCGGCCTTGGGAGGCAATGCGCCTGACCATCCCAGAGCTGGAGTTGCTTGCCGCGATCCAGGCCGAACAGGATGAAACAGAGAACGAGAACCAGATCTACTACCACCATCTGGCAAGTAGCCTGAATTCGTTTGCGTTCCACGATCCCAAGCACTTCCCAAAGCTGTGGGATATCATTCCTAGGAAAAAAGCGGCCACGTACGTACCGGAAAAGCAGATCCAGAAGGCTTTAGAAAAAGCGAAAAAATTGGGGCATTTCAAATGACAAGCGTAGGCTCGATATCGGCACAAGTCACGATCGACAGTAGCAAAGTAGGGCCAGCACTGGCCACGCTGAAGTCGCAGACAATATCTGCGATGGGAGAGATCGAAGGCAAGGCTTCCACTATGGGCGCGGCCATCGGAAACGCGCTCAAGACCGGTCTTTTGGCCGGAACGGTTGCCGTCGGGGCCGCGCTAGTCGGAAGCACCAAAGCCTATGCGGACTTCGAACAAGGGCTAGCCAGTGTTTCGAAGACCACCGGCCTGACTGGGAAGGAGCTGGAGAACCTAGGTTCACAGCTCAGGTCCCTGGCCACTGCTGGACCGGTGACCGTAGCAGAGTTTGAGAAAATCGCAAGCGCAGCCGGAAGCCTTGGCATCGGTGCCCAAAAAATGGCAGCGGGAGATCTGGCTGGAGCGCGTGATGAGATCGTGGCGTTCTCGAAGACTATGTCGGACATGGCGATAGCCTTCGAAATGGATGTGGACACTGTCTCCACCAGCATGGCCGATATCGCGAATGTGTACGGAGTTCCCACAGAAGGCCTCGCAAAGTTGGGCTCCCAGATCAACAGCCTGGAAAATTCGATGTCCGCCACAGCACCCCAGATCATCGAATTCATGAACGCTTTTGGCGGCACGGCGGCCATGTTCGGTGAGTCAGCCGAAAAGACCGCCGCATTCGGTGCCACCCTTTCTCAGCTCGGTATCAAGGGCTCCGAGGCCTCTACCCAGATCCGTTCTGGTGTGCTGCAGTTGACACAATCCTCAAAGGAAGGCCAGGCAAATCTGGAAAAAATGGCAAAGTTGATGGGTGTTTCAGTAGATCAACTGAAAAAAGATATTGACCAAGATTTGTACGGAACGCTCATCCGAATGGGGCAGGCATTCAAAAACATTCAAGGCGACACAACAAAAGCAGCGGAGGCCCAGAAGATATTCGGAGCGTATGGATATTCTGCGCTCATCAAGCTTGGCGATGGAGCAGATGAATATGCCACAGCACTTCAATTAGTACAAGTTCATGGCGATGAGCTCACGAAAGAAGCGTCCACAATGTCAAATACTCTATCTGGCCAGTGGCAGCGCCTGAAGAACAACGTATATGATCTCGGTATATCAATCGGATCGGTTACCAGTGGACCTCTTAGAGATTTTCTAGCATTTATGAATGACGGGCTCATTCCGGCCACAAAAAACCTTTTCGAGGCCCTAGCAAAAGGCGATTGGGACACAGTGAAAAAGTCTTTCCAGGCCGGAATAGAAGCTATCCAGAAGCAGATTGAGGGGATAGGATCGTACATCACCTCGCTACCTTGGGGTCAGTGGTTCGGTCAGATCGCGCAGTACCTTACACGGGCGTGGGACTCCGCTCCAGCGCAAGTGAAGCCCGCATTGGACAGACTCGCCCAGATGCTGGCAAGCGGAGCTGGAGTTGATTGGGGGGGTGCTGCAAGCAAGCTAGTGCAATTGATAGCCACCGCCATCAAAGACACGATAGCCAGCTTGCTAGAGATTGGCGACTGGATTCACGACAAAGTCGTATCATGGATCGATTCTGGCGGCCCGAAAAAGCTGGGCGAAGATATAATGAATGCAATAGCCGGAGGCATCAAGAGTCTGCTGGGTAGCGCCTCAAAATTCGATTTCTGGGGAGCGCTGAAAGCCGCATTTTCGACTGTTGCTGACTGGACAAAACTTGGATGGGAGATCACTAAAGGCATTGCCACTGGCATCATATCAAAAACAAAAACATATCTTGCACCTGCACAAAATCAATTTATTGATTTTGCAGAAACGATTGCAGACGCGTTCTATGCTCTCGGAACTTCTATAGCAGAAGCTATCGGCACAGGTGTTGATGCTGCTGGCGATAAACTAGCATCGTTGGTTACTTGGATTGGCAGAAATGTGCCTGGCGCGGCAGCTGCGCTTTCAGCAGTAGGAGTCGGAAGCAGCACTACGACCAGTTCTGCCAGCACCGTCAAGCCGGTATCAACTGGTTTGTCAACCACTGGGAAAAAATATGCGGTATATGATAACGCCCGTGGCATATTATATTTTGAAAAATATGAAAATGCCGAAAGTTACATATATTCCAATCCAACTACGGCAAGCTCCGCTGCTGGAATGGTTTTTACGGAATCGATTGGGCAAAGATACTCAAATCCGCTGCTATCGTCCGCGCTAACCGAGATGTATTCTCCGTCTTGGGGACTGAACTTAGGCGCGCTCAATACTCCCCTCGGAGATAACTCGCCGGAATCACAGAAAAAGAGCCAAGAATACTCAAAAAAAGTTAGTGACGAATATTGGCAGGGAACTGGATCATCTGCGCAGGCGATTTATCAATCTGCGCAGGCGATTTATCAAGGTGCCACGGCGGTTAATGAAGAGGTAAAACAGGTAGCGAAAGATGCAGGTGAGGTATTCTCTGCGACAGTTGATAAGGGGTTCTCAGTCACCTGGACGCCGATCTCAGAGTCCCTAACGACCACAATAGGAGACTCGAAAGCGGCCACGATGGAATACCTAGAGGGGCTTAAGTGGAGCACGGCTGAAGAAAAAGCCGCAACCACAGAGATCGTCGGCACCACGAAACTCGCATTCAAAGAAGTGAGCGAAACAACATCGGATAAATGGACTGGCGCAGCTAATATAATATGTGACATGTGGGCAGCTCAAGCACAATATTTCAAAGATTCCGTCATGACTGCCAGTTCCAACATCGAATCCGCAGGAACGGACATGAGCACAAAACTCAGCCAAGCGGCCCAAAACGCCCTCACCATCGGCCAGCAAGTGGCAGGAAACATGAAGTCTGCGGGGGAGGCCGTGCGGATAGGGCTTGATGCATCTGGAAAGCAAATAGCAGTCATCGGATCTGTAGCACAGCGACAATTCGAGTCGGCTGGAGGAAAATGGATATCAGATGCTTCTGCAGGCGGCACACAGGCCAAAACGGCTCTGCAGGCCGGAGGCAGTGCGGCCCAGTCTGCTCTGCAGTCTGGGGCGAGCGCCATATCTAGTGCTGCATCTTCCATTTTCAGGGGGGGTTCTAGCGTATGGGGCACGCCGTTCTATACTGGCGCGCTGTGGCATGCTGAAGGCACAGTGACAAACGGCCCGGAGCTGGCGGTGATTGGTGAAGAAGGGAAGGAGTTCGTGATCCCAACGAAAAGGAAGAGATGGGATCTGCTTCTTGCGGCCATGCGGGCGTACGGAATCCGAGGCTTCGCCGAAGGCGGAGCCGCAGGTGCGGCTGGAAGTGAAGTTTCCGAAGCGCAGGAGATGACTGCATATTTCGGGATCAAGGGCCTGGCAAGCATGGCAAAGCAAGTCAAAAAGATTATCAGCGACCTAAAGGACTTTTTCAGGATTACATGGGGCATAATCAAATCGGAAGGCGCGGTATATTGGAAGCAGATTGAGAATATCATTCTGGCCGAAACGACGACCATCCGAGATAACTCGTGGCAAGCAGCCCTTGACATTCGTAATCAATGGATATCGAGCAATGCTGCCATCCTTGCAGACACAACCACGCAATATGCAGCCATGTGGCCTGCAATCGAGTCATCAATAGAAGATGTGCGGGATGGGGTGGCATCCGGCTTCGAGGATATGAGAAGCCAAGTGAACTATTCACTTGAAACTATGATATCCGATGCAAATACACAATTTGGAATATTTAAGAGTGATTTCAATTCCGTTTGGTCACAGATATTAACAGATCTGCAGAGCACCGTCAGCCAGATATCCTCTATACTTAGCTCAATCGGAGCTCAACTATCGAATATCAACGTGAACGCATCGGTTAATCTGTCCGCATATGGTGGCGGAGGGTATAGTTCCGGAGGAGGTATGAGTGGTGGGAATTACATTGGCGGCAGCAGTGGCGGGAATGATTGGAGCAGCACACCCACGACTTTCACAGACACGACGTGCCTAGGTGATACTGTTTCCGTCAATGCCTTGAAATATACATCTCCATCCGGCGTGGTCACATACATAAATCCTTTGTCTGACAATTTCCGAGCGATCCTGGCGGCGGCGGAATCCGGAACGCTGGGCTCGTCTGGATCGTATAGTGCCAATGTGTCGGTCGGTGGTGGAGTATCTTCGTGGATTGATAGCGGTAACTGGGATTTTTGGGCGGCACAAGGAGCTTTGCTAGATGACGGCCCGAAACGCGTGGTCGCAGGAGAGGCAGGCCCTGAGCTGATCTTGCCAGCCAGGCTCACGCGGATGTTCCTGTCGCTTGCAGATGCTGGTTTAGGCCAGGGATCTGCAAGCCGTATTGTGATCGAGGACCGTACCGAACATCATTGGTACATGGATGGAAAGGAAATCACGAATTTGGTCATGCAGCGAGCTCAAAAGCAGCTTCAGCTCCGGGGCGCGATAAGCACGAGGTGAGCAAAATGGTCCGATATACACTTACCCCTAGAAACAGTCTACGGAAATTTATTGCTGGCGTGTCGTGGGATACTGATATTCTTTCGTTTCCGAATGCGAATGCTGATATCCTTGATGCGGCCCTGGCGAAGTGCAATTTTTCTGCGGCCACTGATCCTACGGTGGATGATGACGAGGCAGACGGGTATGCAACTGGAAGCAGGTGGCACAACACAACCGATCATACGATCTTTGTATGCGAATCGGCCACCGAGGGCGAAGCCGTCTGGAGGCAAGTCTGGCCCGCACTAGCAGTGGATATGGATCTGTCGGATTATCAGCTCGTGTCGGGAATGTCGGCCTATCAGCTATCATCTGTGCTCACGACTCGTGGAGATATTCCTTTCCGTGGGGCTGCGGCCTGGGAGAGACTTGCCAAGGGCACATCTGGACAATTCCTGAAGCAGGGCGCGAATGATCCTGTATGGGCGACATTTGCACCTGCAGATGTCACATTTGCGGCAACTGCAAAGATCCTGGGACGCAAGACCGCGGGTGGTGGCGCGGGTGAGGAATGCTCGCTTGATGAGCTCCTAGACCTGATTGGCTCGCCAGCACAAGGAGATATCATCTATCGGGGGGCATCGGCATATGCACGCCTTGCGGCAGGCACCGCCGGACAAGTACTAATGTCGGGTGGAGCCTCAGCAAATCCGAGCTGGGATTCCTCTCGGATCGATGGATGGGTCGCGGCACCTACTCTCACTTATTCTGCGGCGGATGCTCCAGTATATATGGTTACAATTTCCGGTGACTATTCGGCCATCATCACGGCTGGAATGCGAATCAAGCTAACTGATGATAGCGCCGTGAAATATTTCATTGTCGTGAAATCCGCATACAGCGAACCAAACACGACGCTCACTCTATACGGCGGAACCGACTATGCACTATCCGGAGGCGCTATAAGCAGTCCATTCTATAGTATGGTGAAGGCACCCGCCGGATTCCCACTGGATCCCGCGAAGTGGACCGTGTCTGCAACATTATCTGGTGTGCAATCAAATCCAACTATTAATGTGGTATACAATCTTGGATCGAGTAATATTGTTGTGCCGATTGGGTGCTGGAGACTGATAGTCAAAGCAAATCTTCAGATCGCGCAATCTTCTGGCTCTATAACCGAAGGACAAGCCGGAATGAGCACAGCAAACAATTCATTCAGCAGTGATGAGACAAAAGCTTTATTTTACGCAGATGTGCCAAACATTATTAATAATTTTTCACTAAACGTTGCGCTGAATCTGTCAACGAAAACTACATATTACTTTGTGGCCTGCACAGCAAAATCATCAACTTTGTTGATACAGATAAATCAGGCAAATGGAACAGTATCATATGCATATGCTGTGTGTGC